TTGAGAGCGAGTGGTTCAATAAAGACCATGGTTACAATAGATATACAACTAATAAAAATAACTTCCACAATCTAAGATTATACGCTAGTGGAAATCAATCAATTCAAAAATATAAAGACGAGTTATCTATAAATGGTGACTTAAGCTACTTAAACTTAGATTGGACTCCAGTTCCAATTATACCTAAGTTTGTTGATATTGTCGTGAATGGTATCGCAGAGAGAATGTATGATATAAAAGCGTACTCACAAGATCCTTATGGAGTAGCAAAAAGAACTGAGTATATGGAATCTATACTTGGAGATATGCAAACTCAAGAAATGAACGATTTTGCACAAGAAGCTTTTGGCGTTAACTTATATGAGAATGATCCAGAAACGTTACCAGAATCACAAGAAGAATTAGATCTTCACATGCAGCTAACTTATAAGCAATCTGTTGAAATAGCAGAAGAACAAGCTATAAGTGTTTTGATGGACGGTAACAACTACGAATTAATTAAGAAAAGATTTTATAGAGATTTAACAGTACTAGGTATTGGAGCTGTAAAAACAGGTTTTACTACTTCAGAAGGTGTTATTATAGATTATGTTGATCCAGCTGACTTAGTGTATTCTTATACTGAATCTCCATACTTCGATGATATATATTATGTTGGAGAAGTAAAAACAATTCCTATAAACGAATTAGCTAAGCAGTTTCCACATTTAACACAGAGTGATTTAGAAGACATGGTAAAAAACAAATCAATTCACTCTAATAATCATCATGGGCACTCTACATCTAGAGAGATAGATAATAACCAAGTTCAAATATTATACTTTAACTTCAAGAGTTATATGAACGAGGTCTACAAAATGAAAGAAACTGGATCTGGCGCTTTAAAAGCTATTGAAAAAGAAGACACGTTTAACCCACCAGCAGATAAAGAAGGAGGATACGAAAGATTACATAGATCTATAGAATGTCTTTATGAAGGAGCTATGGTCCTTGGTACTGACAAGTTACTTAAATGGGAGATGGCAAAAAACATGATGCGTCCTAAAAGTGACTTTACTAAAGTTAAAATGAATTACAGTATAGTCGCACCTAGAATGTATAAGGGTAAGATTGATTCTCTAGTTGGTAGAATCACTGGGTTCGCTGATATGATTCAACTAACTCACTTGAAACTTCAACAAGTAATGTCACGTATGGTTCCAGATGGAGTTTATTTAGACGCTGATGGTTTAGCTGAAGTTGATTTAGGTAATGGAACTAATTATAGTCCACAAGAAGCGTTAAATATGTTCTTCCAAACTGGTAGTGTTATAGGTAGGTCGTTTACTTCGGAGGGTGATATGAACCCTGGTAAAGTACCAATTCAAGAAATAACATCTGGTAGTGGAGGGAATAAAATGCAAGCTCTTATAGGTAATTATAATTATTATCTACAAATGATTAGAGACGTGACTGGATTAAACGAAGCTAGAGATGGCTCTACACCAGATGCTAAAGCTTTAGTTGGCATACAAAAACTAGCAGCAGCAAACTCTAACACAGCAACTAGACATATACTAAACGCAGGATTATTTTTAACAGCAGAAACAGCTGAGTGTTTGTCGCTTAGAATATCTGATATTATAGAGTATTCTCCAACTAAAGATGCTTTTATACAAGCTATTGGAGTACACAACGTTGCTACGTTAGAAGAAATGTCTGAATTACATTTATATGATTTTGGAATATTTTTAGAATTAGCTCCGGACGAAGAGGAGAAGGCTATGCTTGAAAATAACATACAAATGTCTCTACAACAACAAAGTATTAATCTTGAAGACGCTATAGACGTTAGACAGATAAACAACGTTAAATTAGCTAATCAAGTTCTAAAGTTACGTAGAAAGAAAAAAGCAGAGCAAGATCAAATGGTTCAACAGCAAAACATGCAGATGCAAGCGCAGACTAATATGCAGACACAGCAAGCGGCAGCGCAACTAGAAGTGCAAAAACAACAGGCTTTATCTCAATCTGATGCTCAACTAGAACAATTAAAAGCACAACTTGAATTACAAAAAATGCAACAAGAAGTGCAAGCTAAACAACAACTTATGGCTTTAGAGTTCCAGTACAACATACAATTAAAAGGTATGGAAGTAGAAACCGCTAAAGGAAAAGAAAAAGAAAAAGAAGATCGTAAAGATGAAAGGACTAGAATACAAGCTAGTCAACAATCTGAATTGATCGATCAAAGACAAACAGGTAAACCACCTACAAACTTTGAATCTGCAGGAAATGATAACCTTGCAGGAATGGATCTAGGTATGTTTGATCCTAGATAATGTTTAACAAATAAATAAAAAATAATGGCAATAACAACTAACGATTACGCTGGTAGAATAACTGGATCTGTTTTTCAAGTAGGAGGCGGTGATCCTATTGTACCACCAACTGGATTTGTGTTCGTAGCTATAACAGCTTTAACTGCAACAGACTTTGCAGCTTCTGGTGGTTTGGTTGCAGAAACAGCTACAGCTTGGGCTAACACAGAGGATGCTGCTCATGATTTAGCGGCGGATTCTGAAACAGCAAGTGAAGGATCTGGTGGTGTTCAAGTAACAGCAACAAATTTAGATTTACCTGCAGGAACAACAATTTATGGTAGATATACAAAAATTGATGTTAATGCTGGACAGATTATAGCTTACATAGGTAAAGCTTAAAAAAATTGTACGAGAGTACATATGTTTAATTTTATAATATTATATTATGGCTAAAAAAAATGAAAAAGTCGTTGAAGAAATTCAACAAGAAGTACCTGTAGTTAAACCTACTGGTTCTGACGAAAAGGTTGAAAACAAAAAACTAAAAGTTAAGGAACAACCAAAACGTAAAATGAAAAATTTAAGTGATTCTTCAAAACCAAGTGTTGCTAAAATAGATTTATCAGAAGTTGCAAAAAAGAAAGATGAAAAGGAAAGTGAAGTAACTAAGGTTGATTTAAGCAAAACAAAAGAAGAAGAAGTTAAAGAGGAAGTAAAGACTGTTGAAGAGGTTAAAGAAGAGGAAGTTAAAGAAGATAAACCTGAGGAAGAAACTCCGGTTATTGAAGAAATAACTGATGAAGAAGAAAAAGAAGTTGAAGAGCAAGTTGAGGAGGTAAAAGAAGAAGTTGAAGAAGCAGTAGCTGAGGCTCAAGAAACTGGAGAACCTTTACCAGAAAATATTCAAAAAGTTGTAGACTTTATGAATGAGACTGGTGGAAGTCTTGATGATTATGTTAGATTAAATCAAGATTATAGTAAATTTGACGACAATACTTTACTAAGAGAATATTTAAAACAAACTAAACCTCATCTTAATGATGATGAAATTTCGTTTGTAATGGAAGATCTCTATTCATGGGATGAAGACGAAGACGATGAAAGAGATGTTCGTAGAAAGAAATTAGCGTTTAAAGAGCAAGTTGCAAACGCTAAAACCCACTTAGACGGGTTAAAGTCTAAATATTATGAAGAGATCAAAAGTGGTGTTAAGTTAACCCCAGAACAGCAGAATGCTGTAGATTTTTTCAACAGATATAACGAGGAAAGTGAAGCAACCAAAAAGGTGCAAACTGAACAAAGATCTGCTTTTGAAAAAAGAACCAACGATTTGTTTAACAAAGAATTCAAAGGTTTTGAATATAATGTTGGGGAGAAAAGATTTAGATTTAATGTTAAGGATGCAGCTAAAGTGAAGGACACACAAAGTGATATTAATAATTTTGCGTCTAAATTTTTAGATAAAAAAAATCAATTAATTGATCCAAAAGGTTATCACAAAGGTTTATTTACTGCAATGAATCCTGACGCTGTAGCTAATCATTTTTATCAACAAGGCAAAGCTGACGCTATCAAGGATAGTATGGCTAAAGCGAAAAATGTTGATATGGCTGGTAGACAAACACACGGAAGTGTGGTTGAAGCTGGTGGAATAAAAGTGAGGGCTATTAGTGGTGATGATTCAAGGCAACTCCGAGTTAAGATGAAAAAATAAAGTTTAACATTAAAAATTGATTATTATGAGTTTTTTAACTAGTCCAGCTACGCTGGCAAACAATTTTCATGTAACTCCAAGACCTACTCAAG